AGACCTTGCCGAGCGTCTTCATTTCGCCCGCGGCCTTATCGGACATTTCTTTCAGCTTGGTCTCGACGCCATCGATCGCCTTCAGGATTGCGACGTTGTCGATCTCGCCGATCATGCCCAGGGCGGCCAAGCCGGCGGCGGCATGCGGGTAGGTTGCGACGAGCGCAGGAATGTCGACACCGGCCGCTTGCGCAGCGAAGCCGACAGCGACGAGGGCCACCATGAAGGCGGCGCGGAGGGAGAACGTGGATTTCATTTGGTTCTTTCTGAAACGAAAAAGCCGCCTCAAAGGCGGCCGGGATTGCAGGGTGTGACGCTTATGCGCCGAGCTTGAGAAGACGCTCGTGGATGAGCGCCGCGGTTTTCACGTCATCGTCTTTGGGGGCATCCCGCCCACCAAAGATCGCTTTCGTGCGGGAGACGATCGCCATCGCCTCCCACTTGCCCAGCCCCGCATCCCGCAGCAGCCGTTCAATGTCTCGCTCGGTCTTGCACTCGGGCAAGAGAGCTTCGAAATCCATGCTCTTCACGCTGGCCAGGTCGACCTTGGCGAAAGAGTCAGCAGGGAACGTGACGATCGACGCCTCGGGCAGGCGGGCGATCTTCTTGATGGTCCGGCCGTTGGTGGTCTCATCGAAATCGCCCTTCTTCAGGCTGTATCCGATGGAGAGGGAATCGACCGTGCCGTGCTTCAGCGCGGCTCGCACCTCTGCCGCCTTGGAGTTGCCGGGCGTGAATTCGCCGGTCATGAGCAGCCCGTAGTCGTCCTCCTTGGCTTCCACCCACTTGCCGATTGGAACGGCGTAGCTCTCGTGGTTGAAGAACATCTTCGGCAGGCCGTACTTCTTCAGGGTCTCCACATAGGCGCCCTTCACGATCGTGTCGCCGTAGCTGTCGACCTTGTTGAAGACTGAGGCGTAGCCGGTGAAGGTCTGCTCACCGTCCATCTTGAATTGGGCATCGGCGAGCGGCAGAAATTTGCGTTCCATGAAGTTCCTTTACTGGGCGACGTTGTCGCCATTGCCGCCGGATGCACCCGGCTTGACCTTGCCCAGCAATTCGATGGGCAGCAGGTTCGCTTGCACGGTCAGGAGATCGCCGCCTTCGACAGGCGGATCGTTCTCGAGTTGTCGGGTCTCGTTGCGTGTCTTGAGGCCGTTCTGCACGGCCTTCGCGTAGACCTCGAAGCGGTCCTTGATGCTGCCGCGCAGCAGCGCGTCAAGGCTGAATTCCGCGCTCATGCTCGCGCGCTGGCGGGGCGTCATGACCTGTTTGCGCACCGCCTGTTCGATGCTGACGAGGATCGGGCGGACCGAAAGCTTGTACCAACCGTCGACGATCTGCTCGATGCCGCTGCCCCACGCGGAGACGCCCTGCTGCGCGTGGTAGACCATGATCGGCGGGACATCCATCCAGCGGCAGATCTCTTCCACCCCCATGCCGCGCGCTTCGAAGAGCTGCTGATCCTGCGGAGACAGGCTCAACTGCTGATATTTCATGTTCGCTTCCAGCACCGCCAGGCGAGACGTGCTGCCCGAGGCGAGTTCGCCGTATTGCGTCTTCAACCCGGCCCGCTGGTCAGGCGTCAGCGCCGTATCGACCATCAGAACGGCCGTGGGCTTGCCGCCATTGCCGAATATCTTGGAGGCGCTCTCTTGGGCCTTCGCCATCTCGTCGGTGGTCGAAGCCATGTAGTCCAGCTTCGCGAGCCCGATGGTGCCGTTCCCGAGGTTCTTCAGGTGCAGCACGTTGTCGGAAGACAGCACGGCGATCTCGCCGGCGATCATGTATTCGTAGACCATCGAGCCATCGTTCAGAACGATGGGGCGCACCTGGTCAGCGGGCATCGGCCACAAAGCCACGGCCTCGCCGATGCTCTCGCGATCGCCTGGTGCAGCCCGGTCGATGCGCGCATAGGCGTTGCCGCGCAGATCGTGATTCATCATCAGCGCACGCCAGAACTCGAACGGCGTCATGCGACTGTTCGGGCTCTCGTGCAGCAGCGCATAGAGGCGGCTGGTGCGAGCCAGCACCTTCTGCCCGTTTTGCGTCTTGTACGCAAAGTACGGAAGGCTTGCGACCGTGTTCGCACGGCGCTCGACGCAGGCCCAGACCGCGGCGATCTGCAGCGCACCATCGGCCGCGATCACCTTCGTTCCGGGCACCAGCGCAGCGGACGGGAGGCCCGTCTGCTGGCCGGTGTTTTCGCCCAGGGCTGTGCCGCCCCAGCCGAACCAGCGTCCGACAGATTGAAGGATATTGGCCATTTAGAAGACGAGGGGACTCGCCAGAATTGCGTCGATGTTCATCGCCGGCATTGGGTTGAGGGACATCAACGTCACAGCGTTGAAAACCGCCATCAGCGGGTCGATCTTTGCGGTGCCCGATGCCTGCTTCGTGATGACGATCGCGTTGCTTCGGAGCTCCACCTTCGCATTGCCCACACACCAGGCCATCAAATCCTGGTCGCCGTGCAGCAGGGCGCCTTCAGCCAGCTTTCGCTCGGTGGTTTTGATGGCGCCGTTGAGCTTCCAGCCCTGGCTGATACCAATGATCTTTTCCTGCGGTACGCCGGCCTCGATCAGCGCGTCCAGAATCGCGCCGAGCCCCGCGGGGTCGCAACCAACCTTGTCGAGCAGCCCGGACGCTTCGCAGCGAGACACAAGGTCGGCCACTTCGATCACGTCGTCGCCCATGTCCCGAACCAGCGTCAGATCACCTTGCTCCGCGAAGTCCTGCAGGCGGGGCGCGATCTCTTTCCGGCGCTCCAGCACCGAAGGGTGAGCCCAGGCATGTGTCCAGATCAACCATTTGCGTGTGATCTTGTGGCGGCCAATGATGCAGAGCCCCAGCAAGTCGTCCAGTCCGCCGCCGTCGACGCCGGCATCCAGCACCTCGGACCACTCGATGAGGTAGTCGAGCGTGACGGGATGCGCTGCTTTTGCCGCTTTCCAGAAATCGGCGCCGGCCCAACGGTCCGACCGCAGGTTCATGCCGATCTCGATGTTCAGGTGCTTCGCCAGGAACTTCTGGAACGACCCGTCCGTCTTCGCCCGATGCTTTCGCATCTCGTCTTCGAGCCACTCGGCGCTCACCGAGCGGTCGATGTTCGGGTTCGTGATGTAGAAGTTCGCCGGGTCGGTGTACGCCTTCGACTCGATCATGGCCGTCGGGAACTCGTAGATCACGCCCAACGATTTGCGGTCCACGATCTTCCCGTCACGGACATCGCGGTAGTAGCCCAGCTTCTCCTTGAACACACCGGCCGGCGGTTCCTCGCTCTGTGTGGAGAGATAGATCACCCAGCCTTCATCTCGCGACACCTGGCCGCCTGTGGCCTCCATGAACATGCCGACGGCGTTGGGCTTCTTGCCGAACAGCCAATGCTCATCGACCAGTACTCGGCCCGACTTCTTGCCGGACACCGTGTCCGTGTCGGCGGCGACAACCTTCAGCGAGGCGCGTGTTACGAGGTGCGTGATCGTGCGAATGTGGTCCTGAACGTGGAACAGCGCCGAGAGTTCCTCGTCGGCTCGCACCATGCCGGCCGCCGGCTTGAAGCTGTTGTCGGCGACCTCCTTGGTGGGCGCCAGGATCAGGTGTTCCTCTTCGTTCCGCCAGCACAGGATCACCGCGGTAAGCATGATGCCGGCGGCGATGGTGGACTTCGTGTTCTTCTTGCTGATGAGCAGGAAGAACTCGCGGATCAACTGCTTGCCTGTCTCGGCGTCATAGGCGCCGAAGATGACCGCCACGAAATCGAACACCCACTGATCGCCACACTCGCCGAAATTCGGGCTCCGATACGCGCCGTCATCGCCGATGGTCGGGTCCCAGACCGTTTTTGGCAGGTCCACGACCTGCAATTGCTTGAAGATGGCCAGCGCCGCCTGCGCCTGGTCCGCGTAGATCGGCGGCGGAATGATCGACTTGCGCTCGACCAGCCGGCGCTCCCAGTCCGGGCAGGCCGTCGTCCATTCCATGGTCAGACCTTCTTACCGCCTGCAGCCACCAGCTTGGGCGGCGCGGCCGGCGCAAAACGCCCTGCCACTCGCTTTGCAGCTGCGCTCTTCTCTTCCTTCTTGCCACCCTCGCCCTTTTTGGAATGGCAGTAAGGCGCTGCGAGCGATGCCGCTTGCATGCGCCGGCTCCGATCCTCTTGGTCGTCCCGCATCACCTCCAGCAGGTAGTCAAGCGGCGTCAGCGCGGAGAGATCAGCCGGAGGCGGCGGTTCTGGCGGCCGAACCTGCCCAAATGGCCACGATTCATCCGTTTTGAAGCCGTCTTTGTCGACCTTCGGGGCCTTGTCAGCCTTCGGTTTCGAGGGCTTCCGCCCTGCTCCTGGTCGGGCTCCGCCCCTCGGCATATTTGATTCCTTTGATAAAAACTATTGAATTCGACCCCTCGGGGAATTCATACAGCCGGGTTTTTTCTGCGCGTGAGGAACCGGGTGGTTTCCGGCACTTTGGGGCCCGCGACTTTTGACCCCCCTACCCATTCGGACCGGCCCGCAGGCTTGCCAGGAGCCCCGTGGGCGCACGATTCAGGCATCAGCGCCCTCGTGCCCTTGCCTTCGCCTGCTGGTCCGTCTTGGCCTTGTGGCAGGGCACATCGCACAGAGGCTGCAGGTTGATGTCTTCGTTGGTGCCGCCGTCGGACAGCTCCACGATGTGGTCGATGTGGTCACGGGTGGACACCCAGACCGCGCCGCACCAGGCACAGCGGTAGTCGTAGTGCTGGGCTACTCGTTCCCGGGTTGCCATCCATGCGCGGCCACGGGGGCGCTCCATGGTGCCGGCCTTG